AATGTAGATGAGTTAGAAGCCGCCCGTAGTAAAGTACAATACCACATGAACGAAAACCAATTGCGCGAGTATGAATTGAAAAAGAAACTACAAGAGCTGAAGGAGAAAAAACGCCTTGAGACCCTGCGAAAGCAAGATGATGCGGCTGTACAACAGTACGAGCGTCTCAATATGCTTCTTCTGGGCGGTGGGCGTTTTTAGACCAGTTGTGGGTGGTATGTGGTAAGCGTTACGAATCTTTCTTGATAACAACCAATTTCTTTTTCTGTTTCGGTTTGTCTGCGGGCGTTGCTATATTTTGTTGTGGGGCTTTTGGTGCTTTCGCATTGGTTTTTTGTTTGCGTAAATAATATTTATTAAAGGGTACACAGGTACTATGTACATAAAGAGTTCGCGTACTACATGTACTTGTTGACGTATTTTTTCTTGGATGTTGTGATGTTACAATTACAGGTTGTTTACTGATTTCTGTACCTTTGTAATCTTCATACCTCTCTGGTTGCTCTTTACTTAGATACCAATAACCATCTATCATAATATAATCTTGTTGGTCTTTTTCATTCTGCACTTTGTCATAGTTATCAACATCGTGAGATGTAACGCGTACACCATTCACGTAAATATATTCAAAACCCTTCTTCATAGACCTTAACGTATTGACGCATAAGTGTATAATACAGAGGAATACAGGAGTATATAGCGAATGTAAGATGAAATATGCACTCTCTTCAATTTTTGTTGTCTCAACACGAATGTATAAAATATTTTTCACCACAACTTGTGATGGCAGCAATAAATGGACAGATATACATCAAACGATATAAGGCAGTCGCTTGTTCTAAAAAGATAAAGTATTAGAGCATGGCTGCCTCAGACCCGAGCGGTTATTATGAAGCTCTTGATTTAACTCCCGATGCTTCACCGGAAGAGATCAAAAAGGCTTTTAAAAAGAAAGCCATGCAATACCATCCCGATAAGACAGATGGAGATAAGAACAAGGAAAAGATTTTTAAAAAAATTACAGAAGCTCACGAAGTTTTGTCAAACCCTCAGAAGAAATCTAATTACGACCAATTTGGCAATGAAGCTGGTATGGAAGGATTTGGACCAGGGGGTCCCCCCAACTTTAACGATATCTTTTCCCAAATGTTTGGGGGTGGCGGTGGTGGCCCACAGTTCCCATTTGGTGGCGGTGGAAGAACCCGCAAGGGCAGAGACATGATTATGTTGCATGTAAACCACAATGACCTGTATTATATGAAACGCAAGAGGGTGGAGTTTGAATTGCTGGATAAGTGTGTACAGTGTTCTGGTGTGGGGACGTTGGATCCCGATGCCGTTATTAACTGTCTATCGTGTGGGGGTTCTGGAACGAAACACATGCAGATTGGACCAATGATGATTTCCACGTCTGTATGTGATAGTTGCGGTGGCAGAGGAAAGACCGTAAACATGAGTAAGGCGTGTAGTTCATGCAAGGGGAAAAAAATGAAGTATCACAAACGCCACTTTGAGATTGGTATTCCCAAGGGTGTCACTGATGACTTTGAATTACTTGTTCCCGGCAAGGGAAGTTACAATGAAGATGCCAAGACCAATAATGATATTGTATTCAAGTTTGTTTATGATATCAAAGCTCCCCTTCGTCTTGATGAGAATATGAGTATTCACCACGATGTAGAGATTGGACTTGAAGATGTCCTTTGTGGGTTTGAAAAGAAAATTATGATTTACGAGGACGAGTATACATTAAGGGCAGCGGAATGGTTTAACCCTTCCAAAGAGATTGTCTTAAAGGAAAAGGGTCTTACATGTGGGAAACAAAACAAGACGGGGGATTACATTATTCATTTCCATGTAAATTATGACAACTGTGAAAAACTAAAGAAGTACGGGGATGTTATGCGGAAGATCTTTAAAAAGGAAGAAACAAAGGGGATAGGAGGTCCCAATGTTATTCTTTGTGAGTAACGGAAAATATTTTTATCGTCATACATGTAAAGATTATTTACATTTATTATGAACGCTGAAACCCTTGTAGAAGAATTTATTAATTCAGATGATAGAAATACGGTAGGAGATATCAATAATCTTGTCAAAGTTGGCGGCGAGCTTAACCAACTGGAAGCTATTAAAGAGGTGTTAAAAACGAATATTGGGGTATTTAAGCAGCGCCATGCGTCTTTCCTTTCCACATACAAACAACAAGATCAGATGAATGCTCTTATTGCAAATGGATTAAACACCTTTAAAACTGGTCTCTCTTATTATCAGAAGATGAAGAAATGCACAGTGGCATTTATTCATGTACAAGCAGCACTTCTTGGAAAAGAATGTGCCTTGTCTCAGGAACGCTCCTCTAACGCGAATGCCAAGGCACAGCGTATCAATGAACTCACAGAGCGTTTAAGGAAAAAAGAAGAAGAGTACAATGCACTTGTGCAAACTTCCCAGGGTTCAGACGCTCAAAAAGTTGCAGAAATACAGAAGCTCATGGAGCAGAACGCTATTTTGAAAAAACAGAAGAACCAGTTGTTTGAATTCCTGAATACTTCCCTTGGGGTAATGACTGAGTTTACACTCCCAGAGAACTAAGTATCGTAAAAATTGATTATCTGATAGTTTTGTATTCATCTCTATAGTAGCTACATTATACGATTACGATTATATACCACTATTTATTTTGATTTCTTAAGACATAGGTGTTCACGAGTGTTATTGCAAAAGTTACTGTAACTGCAACTATGTCTAAGCAAATTCATCATATCCTCGCGGATATCTCTAAAAACTATGACGTAGATTATGAAACACTAAAGAACAAGTACATACAATTGAATGTCAACGGACAGATGAAACCAGATGGTGTAACGTTAAAGGAAGAAAAAGAGGAAAGTGTAACTGTAGTAAATGAGCATGGAGATATGAAACAAGTGACAAGGGATGTGGCTTTGCAAATGACAAAGGAACACATAGTGGCGGGGGGAAGTACTGCTACTATGCGTAAGAAAAAACAATCCGAAGACTATATTGAAGTGAGAGAGATGGAATATGACAATGTAGTATATCTTGTAGATGGAGAAAACAATGTATATACAAATAATGCACGGTGTCCCCGTTTTGTGGGCAAGAAACTGGTAAATGGTGTTGTTGTGTTTGCGTGATAAACATGTCTGTATGGAAAAGAGTGGCTATGCGTGGAATATTACGTAGAGGACAAGTTTTTAATAAGGTCCAGTGTCTGTATCGCACCGGCACGGAATTTTTCTTTTTCAACACGGATGTTACTAATCATAATGTATTTATTTTTATCTTCGTCATCGCCGAGAATATCAGCGAGTTTTTGGAGTATGTTTGTCATGCACCACGGCTGGTCTGATGCAGAGGTGTTTGCGGTAATAGTATTGTAGGGTTCTCTGGTCTTTGTATGTACAAGAGGGTCATAATTTTCAAGGATGAGTGTCTCGTAATCAATAAAGGGGGGATGGTCCCCTCCTTCTGCTACCATTTGTCTACGATCAGAGTCTGTACCCATCATTCGTTGATAGAAGAACCGCATGAGTTCATAATTCACTTGATTAATGTAGAACCCTTCCCGCATAATACGCTCAAAGTACTCTGCGGGTGCATTAATCATCCTCTCTGTTTCGCCATATACTTGGATATGGAGCATTGTATTATCAAAGAGATCGTTCAGCCCTGTGGCACCTTTACGTATTATTGTTCCTTGATTATTTACGAGAGAAAATGTGGAGTTTTCAATAAGATACTTTTTATTTGAGAACGCATTTACAAAGGTGTCGGAACCAATAAGCAGATTATGATTATCCAGAATGTACTTTTGCATGGTAAGAACTTCCAAGTTACGAGTATCTTTGCGAAGGATTTTCATTTCTATGTTTTTGGTGAGTTCTTGGTCTCCTACCGTAATTGCGGCAGCTGACGAAGCTTGTTCATAAACTTCCCTACATGCATACGCCATAAACATGATTGTGTGAATGTAAGCGTTATCACGTAGGTTTATGTTCAGTTGCGTCACTGGTTTTGTACGACTGTCGCTTGTGTTTACAACTATGTCAAAAATAGACATTTTTGGTTTGATAAGTAGTCGGTTTTTGCTACCAGCTTTTATCTTACCAACATAAGTATCGTTTACCTTGTATATTTTCACAAGTGTCTCCAACTTATTTCCAAGTATTCCAAGAAGTTCTTCCACTTCTTTTGCAACAATATTCTGGTCAATCTTTAATGTTTTTACTTGAGCAAAGAAACGGTAAAGAATGTCATATTGTAGTGTTTGGAAACAGCATTCTACATATCTTACAATGCTTTCATATTCTTGAGAGACACGGGTGTCTATGTCAGGAAGCACATCTTTTATATAGGTTTGAATGCCGTTTTGTGTTTCAATGTCTTTTGTAAAGATATTTACAATAGTTTTTTTCTGGTTGAGGTCTGATTTCAATGTGGCACTATGACGTACAAAACCGGATGGATTGTATATAGATGAGAAAATGGGCAACATTTTGGTTGTTAGATATCCGATGACACCTTCTATGCTGTCTTGGAGTTTATGGTAAATATTATGGAAGATAATGTCTTTATTGACAATATTTTTGGAAGTGAGGAAGTTCGTGTCTCTATTTTGCATTCCAGGGAGGAAGAAGGTAGGCACCGTTTTCGTTAAGATATCGTAGGGACTTTCATTCCCCGCCATATCTACTACAACCAATTTGTTTTTCCCCTTGTCCTCTGGCTTCTGGATATCAAATTCAAATATGAGGAACCCGCGAGAACTGGAAGGGTTATTGGGGGTGTTTTTAATAAGAGCATCCAGATTGATAGACGTGACATCATTTACCATAATTTTACTAACGATGCTATTAATCTGGTCAACATAGCCTTCTTCTGAAAGACGTGTGCTGTAAGGAATTGTATTCGTAGTTTCATTTATCTGGTTACCAATAATCGCGGAAGTATGCTTTGCAACATTAAGATATGTCTGGGTAGCATCCAAGTAGCCATAGAGGGAGTGTACATTAGATAGAGTTACGACACAACCCTTCTTGAGCAGTTGTTCTACATATTTATAGACCAGTGCATTGTTCGGGTTCCCCCTTTGCACGTCACCAAATAATGTATACGTTTTACCACTACCCGAATAACCATAAGTAAAGAGAACAAGGTTCATGGAACCCCGCGAAAGCAAATCTGTCATTTCTTCAACGCCCACCATTTCGTTGGCGATGATTTCATTATTCATGCGTTGGAATTGTGCAGTGAATGGCGGTATTACCTTAAAGAATGGCCCATACGTCTTCTCTTTATTTGTAATATCATCGCGTATCTGTATAGATGCATCTTCTATATTTTTGATATCTGCACTCTGGTAAGTCCATGTACTTGTTCGTTTATTATATTCAATGGGACACTCCTTGGATACGATGTATTCTGCCCCCTCTTTGCAGTTGGCAAGTATCTCGTTATCTTTCAGACGAACATATACACGCACGGCCCCTGCCATGTTTTCATAGAATTCTACCAATGTGAGATAATGCTCCTGTAGTTGGCTCTGCATGGAGGCAAATTGATCTGCGGTAACAGTACACTTATTCATGCTATCCAACATACGTTGTGCCTTTTCTGGATTTTCTGTGTCGGCGTCGGAAAGCCCCTGTAATTTCATAAATTCAATAATAGTAGGTTCATCACTCTTATAGAAGAGAACATCGTATATACGTCGTTCTTTATCTAAGCCATCTCTGTATATCGCCAACTGTGACAAGTTCTCTATCAGGAGACCGATACCGGTTTCATTAGAGATATGTTTCAATGTTGGTTTGTAGATACTCTTATCACTGGTTGCTTTTACGAAATAGATATTTGTCAAGATATCAGAGAAGTGTGTAAAGGGGGAGGATGGTATATTGGTTTTAAATAATGAGGGTATAGATGGAATATATTTTGCGATGCGTTCCTGTATCTTTGGTTTGTCCATGGCGTTGGTAAAGAATTGGAGGATTTTATGCGTGAGATTAGCGTATTTAATATAGAGGCTACTGGCGTAGGTGTCCACCTTCTTCTGTACAAATGCGTATGGTTGGAAAGACATCGCCATGGGTTCCAGATACTGTAATTCGTTGAGTTGACGTACAAAGGAGTTATGAAAGAGGAAGATATTTTGTTTTGCAATATCAGCTGTGGGTGGTGATGCTGCCGAACCAGCCAACTTCTTTCCCTGTTCGTACAATACGCGGATGGCATACAGTCTTACCAAAAAGGCAAGATGTATTTTATATACCTTGAAAGCAAGGGCGTAGAAAATGGGAGGCACGTTAGATGGCGTAGGTGTCACTAACGTTTGGAATGTTGTGGGGGCGGTGTGTTTTTGATATGTGGGATCCACCATTTTAAGGAGCTTGATGATCATGTCGGGAGAACTCAGACCTGTGACAACATTTGGCGGTACTGTACCTCCTTCCTGAAGAGCCTGTATATGGAGATCTTTTAACCAGAGATGTTCAGAATGCGAAGGGCGTTTCTGTTGCTTAATAAATTGGAGGATGTAATCTCCGTACGCATTTATTTGTGTATTGAGGGTCTCCGAAATCGTTTCCAACTGTGTTTTAACGTTACTATACACCACACCAGAAATGTCTTCTGCGGTTACAGCTTTATCGTCCGTAAGAGTACGTATTTCTCCGGCCATATTTTTGCTCACAGGCGCCAAGTCTTCTTCGTCTGATACATCATCTTCAATAGAGAAGGAATGTACACCTATGGTTTGAGATTGTAGTTTATATTCATTCCAATCGTGTCTCAGTTTTTGGAGTTGAACATGGACAGAATGTTTTAACAGCGTCTTAACTGTATACATTAACTGAAAGTACATACAAATTTCAAAAAACATGTCTCCTGTAATGACAGTACTAAGATAACGCTCTCCGATTTCTTTGCGGAATATTTCTGCTTGAGCGGACCCATTTTCACCAGGTTCGTTCCATGCTTTTACATACTCTTGTAATTCTCTGGTTTCCATAGAAGTTGCTTCAACGCCAACACGCTTTACCATCAAAAAATCAAAAAGGATTTCTTCCCCAGTGTCTTTATACCGTGTTATGCAGTCATTCAAAGACTGTTTTAAGATATAGTCGTAATGTGTTGTAAAATTCTTCACATAGTTTGTTGCCATAATTCCCTTCTGTATATTACTTTCTTCTTTCTATTTGTATACAAGTTATTTGTATGTACATTTGGACGACATGTTTTCTGCAGTATCTTCAACTCGTTATACATCTATAGATGCGTTGATATTTCATACGAATTAACCGTCGTGTTTCAGATACTCTTGCTACAAATTCTCATACTACTTAAACGTATATGGACATAATACTATAGAAGTAAAAGTAACAAAGATGCTGGAACAATTATTGACTACATTTGGCAAGAACAGGAAAGCAGGGAATGGTGATGCATCCAGAGGGAGCACCGACGACACCTTGGCACGTCTAAAATACATACCTAAAAGAGGTATCAGATCAAATAGTGATATTTATGGTACAAATGAACGATTGGACGATTATTATGCAAAGAATTACAAGAATGCAGTTATTAAAGAAGGGGATATGTGTCACGATTTAAAGGGTGTAGGAGGGAGCGACGAGAATTCACATGGTACTCCTTGCAGTAACGATAGACATAGCAGTGATGACAATGACCCCTTCCCGCGCAATCGCACAATTGATGTGGAAAATACACATAGCCCTTCTTATAAATATGGGGGTGGAAGAGCCGGGATGCAATGTGTAAACTGTGGTTGTTATGGTCACATGTACAAAACGTGTAACCACCCCATCATTAGCTGTGGCATTATATGTTTTAAATTGGTCACCGATGAACAGGGTATGAATTACCCACTTTATTTAATGATCCAACGTAAAGACTCTCTTAGTTATGTAGAGTTTATGCGGGGTAAATATGATTTGTCAAACCGGGAGTACCTTATTAAACTTGTTTCCGGAATGACGCAAAAAGAACGTGACATGCTATGTGAATATGATTTTGAAACCTTGTGGAATATATTATGGTGTAAACCAGTAAAACCACGGGCATCAAGACAGTCTGTTTATAATCATATAGAAACAGCCAGTGGCAGCACGGATGGAGGAGAAAAATATACAAATTATGATACCGAAATAAGCGATATCGTCTTGTCTAAACAGCGGGGGAGAAAATCTCTGGACAAATATAAACCCAGGAACAGCACAGAAAATAGAAGGTTAAGCAGTGGCTCGGGTTCACGTAATTTCAATAAAGAATATCGGGTAGCAAAAAAGAAGTTTGAAACTCTCCGGAGCGGTTATAATATGAAGACGAAAGAAGATGGTCTAATCTTTATCAATATGGATTACATCATGGAACATAGTCATTGTGAGTTTGATGAAACCGAATGGGGTTTCCCCAAGGGGCGGCGTAACATTAATGAATTGGACGTAGATTGTGCACTTCGCGAGTTTTACGAAGAAACAAATATCCCAACCGAAAATATGCGTCTTCTTTACAATATCAAACCCATGGAAGAAGTATTTACTGGCTCTAATAAGATTAGATACAAGCATGTATATTACGTCGCTCAATGTGTGCCTACGTATCTTGTAAATGGTAATGGAAAACTAATGTCAAATGAAGTCATGGTATCCGTGGATAGAAATAATGTACACCAACAAAAGGAGATTAGAGATGTTCAGTGGTTTACCTATGAAGAAGCACAAGAAAAGATCCGCAGCACAAACATGGAAAGAAAGGAGCTATTCAAACGTCTTCATGCGAATATTCTTTCAAAATGTATGGCTCAATCGTAGTTCGGATACGATACATCGCGGATCTATAGATTAGATAATATTTTTTATACGGTATAGTAAAAACGAGACTATCTTTATTATACACGATGGTTAAACAAGAAAAAGAAGAAGCTGTAAATATAGACCATGTATATGACAAGTTATTAGAAGCATACGCAAAAGACGCAACCCCTGAAAAAAACGAGTATATGGAAGTCTCTAAGACGCTTATGGTTCCAGAGATACTTTCTGACATGGATAAAAGGGAACCTGTGGAAGAAGATGGCTACATATCATATCCGGAAACCACGAATGTAAACTTTTCCAGAAAGATCTATGCGAAAGAGGAGTTTCATCGCAACCGCATTATGCCTCTTAAAAATGTCATGAGCAAAAAAGAATACGAAGATATTGCCACCAGTAAATGTGTATTTCAGGATTTCCAATTAACCCCCAACCAAAAATTCATTGCCAATTTCTTTCACCCTCTGACACCATACAAAAGTCTACTCTTGTTTCACGGAGTGGGGGTGGGCAAAACTGCAACAGCAATCCAAATTGCAGAGAAATATATTGATCGCCATGACCAACGTGTATTAGTAATCCTGAGTTCTAACATTAAAGATAACTTCAAGCGGGAGATTTTTGATATTCAACGTTACAATCGTAAGCTTCACAAATCTTCTCTATGTACGGGAACAAAATATCCAGACATGGTTATGCAGCGTCATAAGCTAACGCCCGAAGCACTTGTGAAGAAGATTGATCGCCTTATCGCAGAACGGTATCAATTCATCGGGTATAACGAACTCGTCGCGTATACTAATAAAATTATGCATTATGTGAAAGAACACGAAAAGAACCCCGAGAAACATCAACAACGCTATGAAGAGAAGATGAGAGACATTTTTTCCAACCGTCTTATTATTGTGGATGAAGCCCACAACTTACGCATGGCGGATGAGAGTGGCAAGAAGCAGATTTCAAATACATTTATGGACATGTTGAAGATCGCGGAAAACACACGTCTTGTACTGATGACGGCGACACCCATGTACAACGATGCCAAGGAAATTATTTGGATTGCGAATGCCCTCTTGACCAATGACCGCCGCCCTTTGTTAAAGACTTCGGATGTTTTCCAGAGTGGCAAAGGACGCACTGGTTTTACAAGAAATGGCAAGAAAATATTACGCGAGGCGTTGAATGGTTATGTTTCTTATATGCGTGGCGAGAACCCCTTTTCCTTTCCTTCGCGTATCTTCCCATCCATTAACAACGACAAGAATGTTCTTACGACGTATGCCAGAAAGGACATGTACGGTAAAGAGATTGCACCCGGAGAACGCATGAAGCACGTGGAGATGGTGGGTTCAGTATTATCGGAACAACAAAAGAAGTGGTTTAAAGAGGCCGTGAAACGCAACAAGGGGGAGCAAATGATAGACGGGGAGGATGACATGGAATACGCTGGGAATAACGACGAAGATGAAGAGAAAATGACACAGGACCTTCAGAATACAATCCAACTCTCTAATATTATTTACCCCAGTGTACAACACACGAATGAACCGGGGGCGGCGAAATCGGTACTGGGAAAATCCGGGTTCATGAATTGTTTTACGAGATCTGAGAAGCGTGGCATACGCTACAAAGAGAGTATCAAAAAAGAGAAGGGGGAATTTTTGAGCTATGATACCATACAAGAATATAGTCCAAAGATAAAGAGCATACTGGACTACATTTTGAATAGCGAGGGTATTGTTTTTGTATACAGTCAATACTATTATTCCGGTATCTTCCCTCTTGCGATTGCTCTTGAACATATAGGGTTCACAAAGTACGGTGGTTCCAACATCACTCGCGGGATTACGGTAAATAACAAGTTAGAGAAGCCGATGTCTTACATCGTACTCTCCAAAGATACAGATATCTCTGCAAACAATGTGAAAGAAATGATCAAGGTCAAGTCTGAAGAAAACAAAGATGGTGATATCATCAAGGTCGTTATTGTATCAAAGATTGCTACAGAAGGACTTGATTTTAAAAATATACGCGAAGTGCATCTCTTGGAACCATGGTTTAACTTAAATAGGGCGGAACAAATTATTGGTCGCGGAGTGCGTCAGTGCTCTCACATCTCCCTTCCCTTAGAGAAACGCAATGTTACCATATATATGCATGCCTCTGTAAATAGCAAGTCTGCGGAACGTAGAGAGAGCGTGGATGAAAGGATTTATCGCATGGGTGAAAGAAAACAAATGCAGATTGCGGAAGTACAAAAAATTATGAAATCAGGAGCCGTAGATTGTTATCTTAACCAAGGGGGAATTATTTATCCTCCAGAGGTTCTGAATAAAAAAATACGCCTGTATACATCCCAGAAAAAGCGGGTAAATGATTTCGCTCTGGGTGATAGAGATGGTAGCTACATTTGTGATTACAGCAAGTGTTCTGTGGTGTGTGTAGATAAGACAGGCAACAGTTCCAAGCATCTTCCCAGTGCAATAGATGTATCTACTTTTGACCCTGTTTTTGTAGAAGTGGAAATAGATGATTACAAGAGGAGGATAAAAGAAATCTTCAAGGCACATAGTGCGACGCAAATGGCACTTACGTTTGAACAGATATGCGATTTGGTTATTCAAGATATGATAGATGCTGGTATATTTACCGAAAAGTCCTTGGATGATACAACGCTATCCTCTATTCACTCCGTGGTATCATTTGGTCTTCAAGAAATGATTGATAAGCAAGAGCGGTTTGAAGGGTTGTTTGGCAAAGACATTGTTGTAGGGGAACTCGTCTATGTACATAATGTATATCTTTTTACACCCTCGGAGATGTTGAAATATAATAAACGCATAACCGTAGAAGAGTGGGACGATGCTTTCCAACGTTTGAACCGCACCTCTTTGGTATTTGAGCATTTGGTAGACAAACAAGACATGCAGATGCCCAATGATAAAAAAGGACAAGAGGAGAGAGAGGCCGACGCTGCAAAAGACAAGCAGTTATTGATTACCAATATCATTGACATTGTAGAAGAGCGTTATCTCGCAGTAAAAGAAACAATGTCTCAAATTATGAACCTGAAAAAGGTTATTAAAGACCGTGTGTATATGGATTGGGTAATTGACCGCTTAACCCAAGATGAGTTATTTGCCATCATAGTGTATGTAAACAAAGTAGCTACATCCGCTAACGAAGCTCAAGAGGTTATGAATAAGAAGCGGCGGGCGTTGATGGACCTCATTGCTCAATCTCTATACTCCGCGGGAACATTTATTGTAGATACTTCATCCGGAAACGAAGCAAAAAAAACATTGGCTGTTATTCAGCATTTCAAAAACCCTTATGATGGCGACATGTATTCTGTTAAAAAACAGGGAGATACATACACCATAAAGAAGAGTGGGCCACATGATATTGCGGGAATGAGTGATAAACTAAAAGATATGGAGAAGGTACTCTCTGATCAGAAGAAAAAACCCATGACGGGTCTTATTGAGGTGAAGAAGGCGGATGTTACAAAGGGGGTTGGGATGGCGAAACCGGTATCTAATAAATTCAAGATTGTGGATCTCGGGGGAAGCAAGAAGGGCTATGTATGTACACAAACTTCTTCTCTGAAAATAAGTGATTTGAGAGACCGCATTGTGCAAATGTATAAAGACGCTGGTGGAATTATAGATGAAAAGCTATTGGATAACGGTGGTGTATTGGAACAATACAAAAAAGTAGAACTATGCGATGTATACGAAATCTTGATGCGTCAGACCAAGCAATTGGTGCGTATATTTGTGTGATATTGTATATTAACACCTGTGGCAAAAATTGAAAGAGCATGAGTAGATGGTAATTATTGTATATGTCTAAGCAACACACGCAGTTGTATTGATAATAAAAATATCATTTAAAGTAGTAATAAAGATATCTTTTTAGAGAAACATGGTAAAGATTTCGGATGTATACTACCGCGAGTTGCTGAGGGACAAGGTAAAACTACCGCCCCACAAAATCAACAAGAATGTAAGACAGTACCTCTTGGAAGAGCTTAGCAAGTCCAAGGAGGGGTTTTGTACACGTCATGGTTATATTAAAACAGGGTCTATTGAAATTTATCGTGTTTCCATGGGAACAGTAGATATTGCCGGGCTTAATGGACACGTGGTTTATGATATTGAGTATTATGCTGATGTATGTAACCCTCTTAACGGCAACATTCTACGTGCCAATGTAGTGAATGTGAATAAATTTGGTATCTTGGCAGAGGTAAGAGACAATGACGACCATGTGCTTCTTGAAATTATCATTCCCAAGACGAGTGTGAATATTATCCAAGATGAAGACATCGATCTTGATATCATCAAACCAGGGGACACGGTGAATGTTGAAATTATTGGAAAGAAGTATGAATTAAACGATACTAAGATTGGTATCATTGGTAAGATTGTAAAGACGACGGCAAAGAAATCTACTGGGGTTATTGGCATCGGATACAACGACGAAGAAGACAATGGTGATGAAGAAGACAACGAAGACAACGATGACAACGATGACAACGAAGACAACGGCGATGAAGGCGATGAAGGCGATGAAGGCGTTGAAGGCGATGAAGGAGATGAAGGAGCCGAAGACGATGAAGACGACGAAGGCGATGAAGGCGATGAAGAAGACGATGAAGATGATGAAGACGAAGAAGGTAATGACGGTGAAGAAAAGGAAGAGGAAGATGATATTGATAAAGATGTAGATGGGTTCTTTGACGAAGACGATGAAGAAGATGTAGATGACTATGAGGATTTTGATGAAGATGATGATGTAGGGGGTGGTGACGAGGATGATGACCTTGACGATGGCGAAGACATGTAGCCAAGCATAGCACTTAAAGAGGTGATGTGAATAATAATATAGATTGAATTGTTTTTCTTATTGACAGCTGTAGTTATGATGTCTGAAGTATATACGATTGCACAAAGAAAGGCTCTTTCTGATCAGATTATGCAACTCGGGAACCCGGAACATGAAGAAATATACAAAATTATTTGTACCCATCATATCAACCACACAAAGAATAAGAATGGTATTTTCTTTGACATGTCTGTTCTCAGTGACCAAACTATTTCCGCCATTGAACACTTTGTAAAGTATTGCATTGACAATAAAAAAGAGTTGGATGATTATGACCAGAAACTTCAAGAGTGCAAGATGAACAAGAATATCTCCTCTCTTATTGCCCCAGAGAAGCACAAGTTGTCGGACATCAATGGCAAAGAAGTTAGTGATAATATAGAAAATGCTTCATGGTCAAAGGTGACTCTGGATGAGGAGTCTGTAAATAAATTTGTCAAGTTTGTACACAAGAATACAGAAGCATCTGATAACGTAATGAAAAAGAAAAACTACCAGAAGTATAGCAATGCAAGGAAGCGTTATGGAAAGAAGGTGCATCCAGAGTTAAAATTTGAAGCCGAACAACTACTTAAACACGACGCTTATATCATAGTATAGATACGCGTTATTTATCTGATTACTATTACTTTTCTATGACGATGACGCAAACACATGCTTCTCCGTCGTTGGAGACTATTATGAAGTTATTTACAGCTACTAAAATTAGTATTCCTATTCAAACAAACGAGCTATGTGAAACTACGGTTCTTCATGAAAACTTGGGTGTAGATGTTCATTTTGCAAAACTAAAAATAGAAGACGGTGTACTTGGTACCGGTTCCCATGAAAAGAATGATACGCGTTCTCTTAATCGGAATGCTACTATGCCAACCTCTAATAAATCAGAAAGCATGGAACGATGGGGATATCTATTCGCATGTCTCTCTGATCCCATGATGTCTTTATTTACAGGGAATACCCTTCGTGCAAAACTTACTTCGTTTATGAAGAATAAAACAGAAGACCTTGACAATTACAAGAATGTATACAAGTTGTTTAAGAAAGACCCCTATACGAAAAAATATACTGTGGAAGAAATTAAGCAGGTGCTGTCTGGGAAAACAAATGACGACGCTCTTCTTTCTCTCTTTGTGTTGAAATATATTTCATTAGACATGAATGTAAATGTGGTATACGGTGATCTTATTATTCAGAAAGATGCCACGGATGGATATCTTTATGTGGATAAAACAAGTAGCGGCCCCATTTCCTACAAAATGTACAATAGTGGCTTCTCTGACTTGATGAAACAAAATATGGATGAAAAATTGAAATCTTATGGTGTAATCAATGACATCAAATCTACTCCTGCCCCTACTGAAGCTCCTGCCGCTGCCGAAACCGCCCCCAAGACCTCTCTGAAAACACTTAAAGTAGCAGAACTCCGTGACCTTGCGAAAACTCTTGGGGTTGTGACTACCGTCGTCGTAGAAGGGAAACGCCGCAATCTACTAAAGGCAGAACTCGTAACAGCATTAGAAACTCATACAGCATCTGATAAACACTAACTACAACATCGTCTTTAAAAGCACATAAACCAAACTAAACTCTTTCATTATTATAAAAATGGAAATATCTAAGCAGGATTTCCATGGTATTCGTAACATGGTTGAACAATTCCAGAAGAACAAACATTACGAGCTGGAGCTAAAATATAAATCTATCAACATTGATAAGTTTACCAAGCTTCTTACGTATCTCAAGAGTGTGGATGCATTTACCAGTCTGGATGTGAAAGAAAGTCTTGATATTTTCTTTCAGGAAGAAAACCGTCCTTACCGCATTTCCATTGCTGGTAAAAATGCCATCCAAAAATACTGTTCTACAAACCACCTGGAATACGAAGATGTAGATGAAGTCGTTTCTAAAACAATTGTCCCCGGACATCGCTCAGTGATACTGGATGACTATACATGCAAATTTGACCTTCGTAGTGAAGAACCCCTGGTAAATGCGATGGTAGAAGAGGCCATCCTCCTATCGCATGGTGCAAAGAAGGGCTATCGCTTTAAAAAGCGTTTCTCTTTCCTTACAAAAGAAAAGGGATTTCAAATTGACTGCACGATTATTAAACGTTCTGTTGACGTAAATAAATCATTCCATGCACACAAGACATTTGCAACTTCTGGTACGCTTTCTTCAAAGGAGCATTTTGAAGTAGAAGTAGAATGCAAGAGCAAACGTACCGCCGTAGATAAGTTGACACGCATGATGTTATCTTATATGGGAGAACTTTATGTTGTAATGAATGAAGGAGCTGTCACTCTTTCAAAATCCAAGATGGAGGAAGTACTTAAAACCTATATTTCTCTATGGTGGAAGAAATCCAGTGGGTTCCCTGAAAACCTCCATTACATCCAGTCGAAACCCCGTCGTTGGTTCTTGGGACCCCAGCCTGTCACTCTGGAACAGAAGCACGTAGTGGTAGATGCCGTAGACGTAAGTAGTACCATCTTGAGAGATTACAGTGTTACAGAGAAGGCGGATGGTGAAAGATATCTCCTCTATGTACATTCCGACCACAAGGGATATTTCCTCACAAGTAAACTGGACGTAATTGCTACAGATATTGAATTTACAAATACAAAATCGTGTATCATTGATGGAGAATATATTACTCAGGACAAGGAGGGGAAACCCATCAAACTCTTTGCCGCATTTGACATGTTTTATGATAACGGTGTAAGTCTTATGGACAAGGACCTCGTTGAACGCCATAACCATCTGGATGCCTTCCTTAAAAAGTTTTCCACCCGCCTTTCTGTATCGGATACACAACCCGTTACATTTGTCAAAAAACAGTTCTTCTGGACTGAAGGCGAAGAGAGCCTACACACCAAAAACAATATCTTTGCTCTCTCGAAACATGTCCTTGACCAAAACAAGATTGGTGCTTACCCCTATCGCATTGACGGTCTTATCTTTACCCCCAAATCTCTTGCTATTGGCTCACAATTCAAGGAAGACACCATAGAAGCAATGGGGACATGGAACAAACTCCTTAAATGGAAGCCGCCCCACGAAAACACGATTGACTTTATGGTAAAGGGAATGACACGGGATGCGACCAGCAAAGAAGTAATGACAACTTCGCATGACGGCCAACTCTATCGCATGTTCCAACTTTACGTAGGTATGCGTCCCTCTCAATGGGAACCTATCACAGCAGAGGAGTATCTTAGAAATGGCCGTCAAAAGATGAATGCAAAGAGTGCCGACGGCAAATATGTCAACAAACTCTTTACTCCCCCGGATGAAGTAGATAGCCAAGTATGTGAATTCTATGGACGCATTAATTCTGCTGATAAAGTGGTATGCAAAAACGGCGACATTATTACGGAGAATAGCATTGTGGAATTTGCCTATCTCAAAGAGAAAGAGGATGCAATTGATATGCCATACCGCTGGGTACCCCTGCGTGTACGCAAAGATAAGGTTGCACCCAATGATTTCGGCCCAGCCTCCAGTGTATGGAGGAGCATTCACTATCCTGTATCCGAACAAATTATCTCCGGAAAGAAGAAACTCACCAAGAAAGACGTCGTAGAAGGCAATGACGTATATTACAGGCGGTCTATCAAGCGCGATAAGTTTGCGTCTCGTGAAATGATGAACTTCCACACCTTCTGGGTAAAGAACATACACATGATCCAGAAGTATCTACAGGGGACAACGACACTTCTTGATATGGCATGTGGAAAGGGCGGAGATATTAAGAAATGGTTGGGTGCTGGGATTAAGAATGTCATCGGTCTTGATAATGCTCGTGATAACATTGAGAACCCCGTAGATGGCGCGTATGCTCGTCTCATGAAGAGTGACACGAATGACGATTTCAAGAACTGCGTATTCCTCACCATGGATGTGAGCAAGACAATTGATGCGAATTATATTGAAACCAGTAATGACATGTCTGCGGGTGATCGTGAGATCGCACGTGCTTTGTGGGGTCTCAAGACTGCGAAAGACATGGGGTCCCCGAAATACTGGGGGATCGCCAAAGACGGTGTAGATGCAATTACCTGTATGTTTGCCATTCATTACTTCTTCCAATCCGAGGATATTCTTGATAACTTTATTCAAAACGTGGTATCAAACCTCAAAGATGGAGGTGTATTTATGGGAACCTGTCTGGACGGGAAAAGGGTAAAAGCGGCACTGGCGGGTTTGAAGAAGGGGGAGAGTATTCAGGGCGTAAATGACCAAGGACGCATCATGTGGAATATTGAGAAACGCTACACTGCAAATAAGGCCGTGAAATATGGAGACACTGTGCGTATTTATATGGAGAGTATCGGAAGAGAAATTGATGAAAGCCTCGTAGACATGGACGTACTGGTGAAAAAGTTTGCGGAACACAACATTCATTTGGTAGATAGCGGAAGCTTTGAGAAACTCTATGACGAAGAAGCCATGGCGAAAGAGAGCAAGTCAGCCATTCGCCTTTCCGAAGAAGAGAAGCGTTACTCCTTCTTGAACTCCTACTTTGTATTCAAGGCCCACAAGAAAAATGATGTAGTGGATGCAGAAGAAGCGGTTCAAGTACCGGCAAAGAAGACCACGAAAGTATCAAAGAAGAAAGCAGTCGTTGTTAAGAAATAAGAAAGAAGAAAGAAGACAGCAAAAGGCAGACATGCGATGTTAATGATACTTAAGAGTGTGGTGTGTACTATCACCATGACGAAGTTACTTTTACATTACGCTACTGGGGAAAGGGACCCTAATTATGTTCACCCTGTTGACATTCCCACCCTCTTGAATATCAATGAAATGCTCCGGCAGATGTCTGTGATTTACAAAAACAAAATTAACGAATATTATGAGAATAACTTGTGGGATAAGTACAAAAAAATAAGCAATGAATATGAGCGTATCTTTGTATCTAAAAACTTCAACAACATTTGTTCTATTGCACCGGTGAGCCGGTCTTTTTTTAAACTGTGGGAAATTCTCCATGATTTTGAGAAGGAACTACATCTCCCGCGGAAAATGAAAGTCGCCTTCTTGGCGGAAGGCCCCGGAGGGTTTACGGAAGCGTTCATACGAAAGAGGGATGGTTTTTGGGGAGATGAATATTACGGTATTACTCTATGGAGTGCGAATAAAAGCATTCCTAATTGGAAACTAAAATATCCGCAATTAAAGATATGCTACGGCAAAGACGGCTCTGGCAATCTCTATCACTTGGAAAACATTGAACACTTTGCGGACACGGCGGGGCGCGGACAAGTGGATTTTATTACTGCGGACGGGGGCTTTGATTTCAGCTCGGATTTTAATAATCAAGAACAGCAATCCTTTGGTCTTTTGTTATGTGAAGTAACGGCGGCGATATTGATGCAATCCGATGGTGGTTGTTTCCTGTTGAAAGTGTTTGATTGTTTTATACACGAAAGCATTGTTCTCTTCCAGATTTTGAGCATCTTTTACAAAGATATCTACTTTATTAAACCACTTACGAGCCGTCCTGCGAATTCAGAGAGGTATGTTTTATGTACAGGTTTCCGCAAAGAGATGGTAGAAAAACAAGAAGATATGATTTCGCAATTAAAACTATGTGTAGGGAAAGATTGTGACTTCTTCAAGAAGACGTTTCGACACATAGATGTAGAGACAAGTGTAGTACACCACATGGTATTGTACAATCACTATTATGTTATGCGTCAAATTGCCAATATCCAGAGGACTATCAATTATATCTCCTTCTTTGAGGGATTAGATAAGGGGCGTTTCCAAATTATGATGGATGCAGTCACCGAAAAACACATTAAAGTATGTAAGGATTGGTGCACGAAATATAACATTCCCATGAAGCGGAATTGGTCAAATAGTCTGCGAACAACATCTGCAGACCAGTGTACAGATGATGCAAATAAATGGCAACGTATATCATACTCAGTTAAGTCAGATAAAACAGAAAAAAACAAGTAGTGCATTGGCCCCATCCCCAATGGTTCATTGCTTCTCGTATGTTAGATTAGATGAACTAACGCCAATCTTTGGTGTAACATAAATATCAAATAGTTTTTTACCAACTTCAACAGATGCTGCGTGTTGATCTTGGGAGAGCATATTCATCATGTATTTCAGCATGCCGAAATCAAGATCCGGTTCGCAACATTTCTCAAAAAGCACAGGGAATTTGGTGGCAAATGTGTTATATTTCTCTTTGAAATGAAGCTTACGAGCCTCTGGAGTAAGATCGCTATTTTGGATTTCCTCTGCGTATTTCAGAAAGACACGACGTTCTGTGGGTGTAATCGCCGGCATTGGTATTTACTTCAAGATAGAAGTCTCTCCTTTAAATGGTATTCTTAACTACCAACAATGCGAACGAAACTAACAAGACGCGGGTTATTGGTAAGTGTATATTCTAATTTACGGTCAATCTCTTTAAGAAAGACAGAACCACTTGCACTTATGCCATCACGTGCAAATTCATTCAGGGCAGGAATAAGTGTATCTATAACAAACGGGATGCGATCCAAATGATGGTCGCGTAATTGTGAACGGATATTAACACTCTCTGCGATACGCTGGGGTTGTTGTTTCCGCGTATCTTTCTGCATACTCGTTTTATTTCTGATGTCAAGTATAAGCTCTAAGTTATTTTTTATACTCTCATAGTAAAATGACTACAGGTATATCTACTGGTAAAATGTCATTTGGTACTTATCCCTTTGCTGGTATAGAAGGCGATGAACACTCTAAAGTGCTTACGAATGAAGAAGGGTACGTTCTTCCTCCCAAGAGGGCTTTAAACGGTGGTCTTTACACCGGAGAGAAGTTTGTGGAAGGAGCACCATGGGGCAATTATCCCGCAGTTCCCGATGTAGACTATATGACCCACGTTAATCTGCGGACCGCCAACCCCCCAGATGCTGCGGTATATCACTACGTGGGTAACACACGCCCTGGAAATAATTACAATGCTCTTACCGGACACCAAGTCTTTACAAATCCCAAGATGACAGATCTACCCTACAATATTACGTGCATTCCTTCTACTTATAAAAAACCAAAGACCATGTGTTCTTGTCACCGATTTGCCCCCATCTCTGGGAATGATTTTGAAGATGGCATTTGCCGGTGTGGTCAGAAAATTGTAATACAAGTTGACTAAAATCGAGAAGAAAAATTGATTATTGTGTCGTGATTTTTATCGCTTCATGTGTGCTTTCTAACATACATTTGCAATTCTTTTTGGAACACTTCAACCAAGGCGGCGAACCGACTTACAATGACGGGCGACGATACACAATGTTTTTACAAGAAATTACTTGATAGTTATATTGGTGGCGGATATAACATATACGTATTCTCAATCTCTAAAAATATAGATGGTCGTTTAGATGATATATACGAAAGAATGAAGACAAAACTGTATCCGTGCCAATTTATCATTTACAAAGATAGTGAAGACAAAACAAAACCGGAAGCAGTAGAATGCTACAAAATTATTCACATTAATAGTTACGTGGATTGTCCAGATGTTATCTATGCCCCATCTATTCCCAAAGTGTTCGCAACAAAAGAATGCATGTTGAAATATTACAATGATCACTTTTCCAAAAAAGTATTCGAGACACAAAGTGTACCTACATTTAATGGTCTTACAAAAGAAGAAATATCCGCAATCTCTGTAAGAATTATGGTAAATGTTACAAAGTATATTAACATATACGAATGGGCATATAGTCATCCGGCATATCCGGAAGAAGACATTGAAGAAGAAATCTTCACCAAACGAAGTTTCCTTGCGACATTTACTAAACACGGTCATAGCCCATACATACTTACAAAGATTGAGTATGACAAATCATGTATTAATAGCGATGACATAGCGATGGATGCCATTATAGAGAATGACCGCAGTTTTGTAAATGTTGCATGGGAACAACGTGAAGTGTTTATGAAAACATACTTTGATGATGAATTCTGTGACCAGAATTACAGTCGCTCTATCTATCCATGTATGCACCACTTCAAAAAACAATTTGGAAAAAGCATCTACAAAAAGTTACAAAAAAAGATAAGAAAAATATTTCACGGAGCGTACGTTATTGCCTCTGACAGGAGCTATAAACGAATGAAAACAAACCAAACAAACGTGATGTATGGAGCATTGGGGGATGTGCTTCCCTATGATATTGTAAAACTTATTACACGAGAAGTTATTTGGCAGAACGATCTTTGCAACGATATCTTCCCGTGAGTTTGTGTCCATCTGTATCATAGAATGATTGGATAGTATGTACAAAAAATTTTATTTTTTATTTTGAGTCTGCTTTTTCATTGTCGGTTAAGCAAACATAAATATCATCTCTTGATGAATAAGAAGCAATAGCAAAAATAATTGGATACCAATCATGACGAAGAAGACTTTTGTAATCTTTCCCCATCAATTATTTTACACAGAAACATCTCAGTATTTACAAGACGCAAAATGCATTAAAGAGGTGTTAATCGTAGAAGAACCCCTATTCTTTTATGATGAAGTATGGCGACCCATTCGCCCTCACAAGATAAAGTTAATCTATCATGTAGCATCTATGAAGGCATTTTATGATTATTTAAAAGGGGATATGGCATCTAAAAGACCAGATATATCGGTAAAGTATGTAAAGTATGTACAAGCAGAAAAAAAATTACAGAAGCTCAAAGGATTTGTAAGTTGGTCTCTCCATGACATGGATTTGTATAAAAAATATCCACAAGTACATACTGCAGAGATCTCTTCCCCCTACTTCTTGATGAATGAAGAAGACCTCGCGGAATATCATCGTAAGACCATGCATCGTAAGACACAGTCTAATGCAGCATTGTATGACTTTGTGAAGAAGAAGTTAGATGTCTTGGCGGGTATTGCTTCTACAGATACAGAAAACCGCAAGCCTCTTCCAAAGAAAAATAAGATTGTCATTCCTGCTCTGGAAGAGATGTCTGGAGATACAAAAACAAAAAAGTATGTACAAGATGCTATAAAGTATGTAAAGGCACATCCGGCATTCCAAGAGCACGTTGGCGAGGTTGAGGATTTGAAGAATGTTTGTATCTATCCACATACTCGTGAGGAGGCATTCGCTCGTCTTCGCGGTTTCATAAAGGAACGTTTTGAAAACTATGGTACATATCAAGATGCTATCTCTCAAGATGAACCATTTCTATTTCACTCTATCATTAGCGCCCCACTGAATATCGGCATTCTTACGCCCCGGGATGTATTAGATGAGGTGATGGCAGTGAAAGACAAGGTTCCGATGAATAGTCTGGAGGGGTTTGTGCGTCAACTTATTGGATGGCGCGAATATTGTAATTACGTATACTCTTATTACTATGATGAAATTGTGGACGCGGATCACTTTGACGCGACGAATGAAGATATCTCTTCCTGGTATACTGCCACTACGGGGGTGGAACCGTTGGATAATGAGATCCAGAAAGCAAAGAAGTATGCATTCTCTCACCACATTGTGCGGCTCATGATTTTCTTGAACATGTTTGTATTGACAGAAACCAAGATCAATGTCATCTATAAATGGTTCATGGAAGTAGTATCTATTGATGCTTACGATTGGGTGATGCGATCTAATATTGCCATGATGTCTCATTATTGGACCAAGGGAATGCGAAAGCCCTATATCTCTGGAGCGAATTATGTACTCAAGATGTCAGATTACAAAAAGGGGGAGTGGTGCAATGTATGGACAGAGCGGTTCCATACATTCTTGAAAAAAAAGAAAGACAAGTTGGTTGGTTCGGCAAGTATCTACTTGCGTAACATCCCACGCGAATAGTATGTATCATTGTTTGTGTTTGTATTCTTCCACAGTTGCAGCTTTCTTTTTGTCATGGTTATGACGTTTCTTTTCTTCTTTCTTTTTCTTACTTTCTTCAATGGCATCAACGGTACGCTTGTAAAATGACCAATTGAGTGTTGTATAGAAAAGGACAAAGAGGGTGATGGCTTTCGCGGCCGGCTCAGCTGCCGTAGCAAAGGCATTCATAGTTTCAAGAAACGCCGAAGGTGGAGGCGTGATGTTTTGACGCGTACGTTGTTTGTGAATGCGGGGACGAAGAATAAAAGGAGGCAGGTGCGTTCGCGTCTTTGGTTGGAGTGTCGTGGAACGCAACGGATGGTTATTAGATGGGTAACTCTGCATGATGTTTGTAAATACTTGGGTTGCGATGGTCTCTGAAAGACGACCGTCTTTTGTAGATACATGTATTATAACTCCATTGCTTTAAGTACTTAGTTGTGTTTTTACCGCCATGTAAAGAAAGAGAGAGAGAGTTATGTGTTGGAACGAAAAAGCATCTTTAGGCTTAGCCATCGCCGGTACCATTGTTACTGTGTGGAGTTATCTCCATGGAGTACCATTGTATCATGTTGCATTGTTGGCATTCTTCACGGGGATGGAGATACTCCAATATGTACAATACAAATATATAGATAAGTGTAATGATCCGAGAAATATTGCTCTCACCAAAGTAGCGTGGTTGTATATATGGTCACAACCATTGTTATTCAATGTAACAGAATTTTGGAAGAACCGTGGAGTATACACACCGCAAATGGTAGTATGGACAATTGTATCATTGGTTGTATTCCTACTTGCTATTGATATGATAATAACAAAAAAAGTTTTCCGGTTAGAAGATGACCCCGATACAATGGTACAGACACAACGCATCAATCATCATATACCAAATCTTAAACCCGCAAATTGTACCCGCACAGGAATGTCACACTTGTGGTGGCAATTCTCCACCGGGCGTACCGGTATTGAAGTTGTAGATAATATTCATCGTGCTTCTGTATACATGGTATTATTATTTGCACCCCTTGTATGGTTTGCGATAATGAGAAAAAATACTATCAATGTAGTTGCACTTATGGGTGCGGCTCTTTCTTTCGCGGTTTCTATCTTTTATGTAATGATTATTAAGAAGGCACCCCTATATGAAGTGCCGAGTTTCTGGTGTCTTATGGCTATTCCGTATCTTCTGATTACTACAACATACTATTGGTAATCTCGGAATGCCATTGCAGTCCCTTACTTTGTTTTATCTGTTTTCTTTTTCTTAGACGACGATGTGGTAGTGCCGTTTATCTTGTACTCAAAGGCGGCTACAATGTCTGCCATATCAATTGTGCGATCCTTTACATACTTGAGAACGGTCTTGCGTGTTAGAGACACATTCGTTGAACCAACTTTGGCGTAATAACCAAATGGACCACAATCCATAGATACTGGGAGTGTTTCCCCCGAGGTGGGATGGTTTATATTGCCTATGCGATGGGGGCTACTTACAACAAAGATAATATCATCGGCAGTGAGATCGCTCATATCTTTCTTGGTGATAGCTAAATATTGTTTTAGGCTTTTGTAGTTAGGTTTATCCGAAGAGGAAGTAGATGTATACCATTGAATAACTGGGCCGAATTTTGCAATGCGTAAGATGTATTCTACTCCATTTATTGTATGTACATGTTGCTCCGCTTGGAGTTTTGTTTTTGGAATTCGGGCCGCCTTGTTTTCTTTGTGGGTAGCTTTCACTTTGTCAATATCCTTCTCCAAGATTGTCCAAAACTGTTTTAGTACATCCAGACGGGATTTGTTTGCCCCGGCGATACGATCTAAATCCGCTTCCATATTTGCCGTAAAAGACTTGTCTACAATGTACGCAAACCATTGACGCAAGAACTTGTTTACCGCAACACCAATGTCTGTAGGTACAATGCGTGCATTTTCTTCACCCACCATGGTTGTGTTTTCTTGGATGGTTATCCGTTTCCGAGGGTGTGGAGTATATACATAATGTTGTACAGGCCTCTCCACACCCACGATGTTTTTCTTTGCGATATATTGCTTTTCATAAAGCTTCGTCATGATACCCGCGTATGTAGATGGGCGACCAATCCCCTCCTTCTCTAACATCTTAACAATAGTAGCTTCATTGTATCTTGCGGGAGGGGAAGTCCATGTTTGCTTCGCTGTAATTTCTTTACACATAACGCTTAGAGAGTTCTCCTCCGCAAGTGCCATCTTGGAACCAAAGAACGGCTCCTCCTCCGCTGCCCCCCAAACAATCATGTATCCGGAGAAATGAATGGTAGACAGTGTTCCCTTGAAGTAAGAGTTAGGTGGCAATGCAGCTTTATTAGTATCCACAACATGTAGTACTGTGTCTCTCATTTCACAAGGAGACATTAACGATGCAACAGCACGTTTCCATATAAGAGAGTACAACTTACCATGCTGTGAAGTGAAAGAGGGTTCATCGCTGGTAGCAACCATTACTTTTTGTACATCTGTGGGTCGGATAGCTTCATGAGCTTCCTGTGCATTCTTGGATTTTGCCCGTTGTTTTGTTTTTAGAGCCGTCGTCGGTACAAATGCACTTCCCCATTTTTGCTCAATGTATTTCACTGCCGCATCTCTAAAGGTATCAGACAGGTTGTAGCTATCTGTACGCATATATGTGATATACCCTTTTTCATAGAGGTCTTGGGCAAGTTTCATTACTTGTTTCATACCTACACCCAGTTTGGAATAAGCATCTTGTTGAAGCGTGGAAGTAATATATGGAGCATCAGGACGCTTCTTGGATAAACTCTCTTTGAAATGCGTAATGCAAAAGTCCCCCGAGAGTTGTTTCAAGATAGCAACAGCCTCTTTTTTCCCAGAAGACTTCCATACCGTATGGTTTTCACCATAAAGATGGGTTCCAGAAAGTGACACCTTCTTTTTCTTTTTGAGGGTTTGGATTTCAAAGTCTCCCAAGAGATGATAATAGGTGTCTTCGCCTACGCCCCTGGCTTCAATCTGTTCTTCCTTCTCTACAAGAATATTTAGGACAGCGGATTGTACGCGCCCGGCAGAGAGACCCAGTGTACCCGTAGTAGCAAACTGTTTCCAAAGAAGCGGAGATAAAGAGAAGCCAACGAGGCGATCCAGAATGCGTCGTGTTTCTTGAGCATCTACGAGATTTGTATCTATGCGACGCGGGTGTAATACCGCATGTTCCAGTGCAGGTTTCGTAATTTCCGTGAAGATAATGCGATGATAATCCACCTCTTTAAGACGCAGGGCATCGCGCAAATGCATGGCAATGGCTTCCCCTTCGCGGTCATGATCACTTGCCAACCACACTTTTCCAGAGGTAGCCTTGGCTTTAACAACCCATTCTTTTAATTCCGCAACGAGTTTCTTTTTTGCAAGGGTGATAGCATAGAGGGGTGTAAAGTCATTTATAACATCTATGCCAAGCTCTTTTGGTTTTAGATCGCGGATGTGACCCATAGAGGAAACCACTTTGAATTTTCCATAATCGCGTAACTTGGCAGAACTATTTAGATAATCCGCAATTGTCTTTGCCTTTGCAGGACTTTCCACAATAACAACATGTAATGGAATATTTGACTTTGACATAGTTATTACAGAGGGTATAGCCGTCTTTACTATTGTCGTGTAAAAAAGAGTTCAATTTTTGACGTGGCTAATTTGCACCACTAATTTTGAGGCGGCGGAGAGATACTTTCTCCACCATAGGGCGTTCTTCGTTGTAAATCTTCGTAAGTACCATATCTTTGGTGTTTGTATCGTGGGCAAAGAGATCCGTAATTTTTTGTTTAATAGAAGATGCACTAATAGGTTGTTTTACCTTGCGGGTTTTGCAACGGATACGCCCTTCCTTCGTATTCAGATCTTCAATATCATACTTTTGCATAAAGTTTTGAATTACATCCCCGAGTTTTGTACGGGCACGCTTCTTTTCTCGTAGCGTTTCCTGACCCTTTTTGATAAAGTTATCTAATTCAAACCACTTCTTTACCAGCTCTTTAAATTGATCCAGAGTAATATTGGAGGGTACATCGGACTGAGAACGCGAAGATACAGAAGGGGCAGCCGCGATCATTGCGTGTTGTTGTTCTGTGTATTGTTCAGCAAGATAACGATTTACAAGGTCCTGCTTACCTTGTTCATAGCTTTCGTTAGGTGGAGGGTTCATACTTGATGTCACTATAATTATAATGTAATAAAACCTTAAATGATGAAATCATTAGACGCAACGGTTCTTCTTACCGGTTGCATAGCATTGCTTTTTGGTCTGGAAATTTTCAATTTAGTGGCTCATTACCGTGTGTTATGTTGCAACACTCTGAAGTATGATGTACTCTTATCTTCACCGTATCGCTTATATTTTAAGACGTTTGGTATTCTTCCGGTGATTGCGGTGGCGGCATTAGCATTGCTTTACGGTAACGGCATTATACCAAGAACAATCATGTGGTTGTTCACAATCTCTGTGTTGATACATACGCCCATGTATCTATATTACGTGAAAAAGAATTCTATCCACGATACAATGATATGGTCTTCTTTGGAATGTAAAGAGAAAGACCGCGTTAAATTCTTCTGGTTGATGTTTGATATCGGCGTTCATCTTTTGGCTTGTATTGTTTCTGCTTCATTGCTTTTTGGATAATCTTCTTGGAATAGAGTAAGTATCCTATCATGAAAAAAGAAACACAACTTATTTTGTCAACCGTTCTTATTACTCTGACGGTTGTCATTATTCTAACTGCACCATTGTTTGTTTTACTATGGAAGAAAAGCGATGCCTTAGCTGTTGAGAAAGAAGAGAAAACAAAGATGGTTTCTGGTACAACGGGTGCATTACAAACACCGCCAACGGTTGTGCAAATGGAACGCCGCATTCCTCAAGAGTGGGTTGTGCAACAAGATTATACCCGGCGTATTCTTCAGAAGGATCGCGACGTATTAGAAAACCCGATGCAGCCCCCTACCAATCGCATTGATCTTCGCGGTGAAGCAGGAACCATGCAATACACAGACCGCCGTATGTTTAATGTACCTACTTCTTCCAAGGGTGATAGTTATCGTCTTGTGGGCTACCTGGTAAATCAAGATGCGAGTGAAACCAAGGATATTGGTGGTAATACATGGAAGTTAATGGCAAAGGAAATCCGCAACGGTCATTCTACATTTTACATTATGCCGACAAATACACACGAGAATGTCAAAATTCCTATTACCGATAATATGGTAGTGGGTGGACAAAAAATAAGAGATATCTATACCATACCCGAGTACATACAATTTAATAGTCCTTTGTTAAAAGATAGCCCCTATATGTTTGTGGAACTTCCGAAAACGGACTACCGTGATTTCACCTGATGACTTTCATGGCATTATATTTTTTTGACGATGAACGATTTTACTTCATCCACGGAACGTTCTCCATGGAACACATAGCGTATATGTGCTGTTGTAGAAGACGATTTCGGGGTCTTTTTCTTTTTAGCGAGAAGCATCAGTTTAGGGAAGTACATCTCTTTGGAAGAAGGAGTTGTTGTAATGTATTTGAAGAATGCTGGATCATGCTGCTGGATAACACGAAGATCGTCGGCTTCAATGCTAATGAATTGCAAATCAGCATGTTTATTTTTCCCCATAGTCATGTCTTTAATAATCGTTAGCCAATTGCTCTCAAACATATTGCAATGAATGCACCAGTTCGCACGTAGAAGTAACATCGTGTTCATTTTGCTGTTAAGAATGCGTTTTTTAAGCTTATTAACGTCACTCAGTGTCTTTAACATTGTATTAGACAGGTTCTAATGTTATAATATCACAGAAGAAAAATTCTATTTGCAAACATTAATAGTGTTCAATATAACTTGCGATGACGACATGGAAGGCTTCTTACTGCATGATTTGCACAGACATGAAGGAACGTTGCGATTATCAAAATCAGCGAGACAATGATGTTCTTATGCAACAATATTCGCAGACAAAACCGACGAATATCCGCGACATTGGTATGGAAAGTACCTTTGGTGGCAAGGGTGTACAAGAACGCATTTTTTGCAATGACTTTGTTAACAAACGCGGAGGGAATGCTATAGTGGGAGGAGCGTTTTCCCCTCTCTGTGACGCACAAGCTGCCAAGAGTACATTTTTAATGCCGACGTGTCCAAAGAATTCATGGCAAAATTATTTGGTATGTGACGAAGATAAATGCTGCTCTATGCGTCATCAGACGTTTATGAATGTAACGAAGCGTAGCGGTGTCCCATACAACGCAGGACGCAAAAATTGAAGAAACAATATGGTACTTTGATAATTATAGTATTCCAAGAAGGAAGCCGAGGGGTGTTTGATTATACTATGAGTGCCAATATGTCTATGGAAATGGATGTTCCTCACCCATCTCATCATAACACTCTTTCCTTTGCCTTTATGAAAACAGACCCCGTTGCTGTAGCACCTAATAAGGCACATGAAACGGACTCTGGATTTGATCTTGTTCTTATCAAGAAGGTAAAGGAGGTTGGGAACGTTCAGTTCTTTAGTACTGGTATTGCTGTGCAGCCACCTGCGGGTTACTACTTTGAACTTGTTGGTCGTAGCAGCATCAGTAAATCTGGATATATGCTTGCAAACAACATTGGTATTATTGACGAAGACTACCGCGGTGATATTATTGCGGCCCTGATTAAGGTAGACCCGAATGCTCCTGAACTCACTCTTCCGAACCGTCTTGTTCAGCTTATTCCCAGAAAGCGTGTAGATATGAATGTGGAAGAGAAGACAGAACTGGTGGACACGGTTCGCGGAGATGGAGGTTTTGGTAGCACGAACAAGTAAAATAAAAAAACATAGCCTATTCTTTTTCTGTTTTTTGATAACGTTTTCTTTTTGTTTTGTTTACCGATACTTCTGTAGACAATGCTAATTATTTACTTTACATAGAGAGGTGTTATGACACCTGCACCATAGTTAGGAGATTCAGTGGGCATCTTTGCTTCACGGTCATTTACTTTTACGGGGTACTTAGAAATGGTTTCTTCTACAAGTGTTTCGGGATTGTGTAGTGTATCATTCATCACAAGCTTCAAGAGTTCTTGAGAGAAACCAGATAGTATCACCGCGTTGAACTCATTATCTCTTACAGGCAAGGGTGTCTTATTCTTGGATACAGATAGATCCCAGAACACTACTTGAGGGGCGGTATATCCCTTTTCTTCGTACATCTTCTTGATGGTATCCCATGGAGAGTCATGTATGTCACTAAATGCATTGTCAAATTGCATATCAGAGAAGATAAGAACCTTCTTCGGCATATACTTTGCGTCAAGCATTCCGTCTTCACGGCGATATTCTTCTGGAACATCACTGGCGAAATCAAGAATACGTTGGAATACACATTGAATATTTGTGTTAAAACCCCAATTGATTTGAGATGTGCGTGTAACGAGTTCCTTCAGTGTCGAGCCTTCAATATGCACAAGCTCTGGCATCCCGCTAAAAGTAATCATGTGCTTCGAATATGGACCTGTGCATAGCTGTGATGTGAGAATGCCCAGAGAAATGGAAATGTCCATACAAGTAACACGGGGTCCCGCGGAACAGGACATGGAACCACTAACATCCACTACGGGAATAGCATTGTCAAGAGTACCGGAATTGCGGAGATCCTTCAAAATCTCTTGAAACTGTGCATCTGCGATTGCATTCACTTCCGGTGTACTCTTTGTTGCTTCTACAAGATTATAAACCTGTAGCCCCGCAACATTCACCTTTTCCTTTCCTTCCTTGAGAGAGGTGATATATTCCTGATATCTCTTTTCTTCATCGTGCTTGGTAAATGCGTTCGCGTACAACTTGGAAGCCTTTGCGGGGACGGCACTATAATCAATTTCATTCCATTGGTTTGCACACATCTTCTTCTCTACAATGTTAATGGCACTCCGAAGCATAGAAAGCATTTGGCGATACTTCTTAAGCTTATCAGAGCATTCTGGGAAAAGTGTATTTGCGAGGGTCTTGGCAGCACATGCAAATGCACCCTTTTCTGTTGGTGCCCACTTTGCTGCAAGAGAGATACGTGGCTCATGTTCATGTGAAGACGCATTGAGTAATTCCATGTCTTTGGTTAGTGCCTTTGCAAGACAAGTGATTTCAAAGCGTTCCCCAATCTTGACGGCATCCTTCCAACACCCATATACATTAAAGAAGTCAAATGCATTCTCTGTATAAGTACGGGGCCAACGCTTCTTGAATTGATAGAGCATATCAAGGGGAATATCCCTCTCTCCCTTGCCATTCCTTGGATCCCTTGCGTGAAAGATGACTTGGAGTGTCTTCTTGAGATCTTGGGATGCGGACTTTTCCATCAAAGATACCATGTTTGCCAGATGCTTATCCTTCTCTTCACGGTTCTTAGATGGACATCTCCTAAGAGCAATAAAGAATTCAAGGATGGCATTTGTGGTCTTATGGGCGAGAGCACCATTGTTTGTATATTCATCGTCGCCTTGGACGCTCTTCGGCCCGTCTTCCCCATATTCCGTGTCGCTATCCGTATCGCTCTCCATGTCGCCCCCAGTTGTGTTGTTTTCAATGGCAAGAGCCATCATATAATCCTCTTCATCACTGGGGGCACTGGGATAAGGCACGTGCCTACTAAGATTGTTAATGATCGTCTCCATGGTTACAAAGTTGATATACCTTTGTGTAGTAAGATGCCTGTGATAAACCTGTTGAAGAAATGCTATATAAAAATTTAGAAAAACTACATTTCATTCATCAATTTTTTTTGATTAACATTGTCAATATGAAAAATTCATCTGACATGAAAAAATGAGTACAAACTCAATCTAATTTTTTTACAGAGACCACATCAGACGGGGTTAATACGTTTTGATGGTGGCTCGTCGGGTCTCTTAATGATAGTTATATAGTACAGAAAGCACATCAGACGGGGTTAATACGTTTTGATGGTGGCTCGTCGGCTTTCTTATAGAGTGTGTTATATGTATTTACAGAGACCACATCAGACGGGGATAATACGTTTTGATGGTGGCTCGTCGGGTCTCTTAATGGTAGTTATATAGTACAGAAAGCACATCAGACGGGGTTAATACGTTTTGATGGTGGCTCGTCGGCTTTCTTATAAAGTGTGTGTTAGACATGTAGGTAGGCAAGTAGGTAGGTAGGCATGTATTTACAGAGACCACATCAGACGGGGTTAATACGTTTTGATGATGGCTCGTCGGGTCTCTTAATAGGGAATGAATTGGAATGGAATAGAAGTTAGAATGAACACATTGTGTTATCAAATTTTTTTGATTTTAGTTTTTCTTCGCATGTTACAATCATATCATAGTGCAATGTCTTTATATCATTTTTATATGCATCAAACGCTGTAGAATGATGGTATGAAAAATAATTATGTTATTTGGGTTGCGGGGTTGTCCTATATTTTAGGTTCATCGTAGTTTCAATCGTTGTCTTGTCTTTAGAAATAGTGGGTTTTAGCCTCTTCAAGAAAAGACGATCTTTGCAATGATTGAGACGTTCGCTATCCATGGGAATGTATTTCAAGTTTTGGTTCAGCTCATATTCATTAATCTCCTCAATTTGTTGTGTAATAGAGGTCATGGGTGGGAAGTTTACATGTATAACTTTGGATGTATTGTGGTAGTTCCGGAATTGTTCAATATTGAGGAAGCCGCCAAACATTTTAAGAGAGAGCCTATTCGGTGCTGGTTTAATCACACTGCGAATGCCCATTTTTCTTGCCATAAGGGTTAGAAGATTATTACGCTCCCATACATCATCGATCGCATTTGTGCTGCTAAAATTATAAGCAGATGCACATTCCAGACCACAGAAACACCCGAATACTTGGAAAGATCCATCCTTGATGCCAACGGGGATGCCAACAGGTGGAGTATGAAATTGATGACAACACCAATAACAAGATGTATTCGTGTTCGCTGGCCACTCTTTATTACGATTTTTCTCTTCAAAATCACCCAAAATAGAAACCACGCGAAGTTTAGAAATGTCATCGGAAATGTAATTCCTGTTCATGTCCATTTTATCCCCCTCTGTGAAAGGATTGCCATTGATATCACTATAAATATTCGGCTGGTGCGGCTGGGGTCTCATGGAACTACCATTCATGACTTCATTTTCATAATTGTTATGATAACCATGATAGTATTCCATGCCACCATCTCCTCTTGAATTTCCCAGGTTGGTTTTCACATCACCATTCGCTTGAATACCGTGTTCAACATCTTCAGCCTTATCTCCGTCAAACCGCTGCATGTTGTGATAAGAGTCTTTATTGTAAGCCATGGGTACATCTTTATTGATATAATTGTCTTCGCGTCTGTCTTCGTATTTGTCTTCATCGCCAAATGGAATGTTTAATTTAACAATAACGTGTTCGTCGGTCATCACTGCTTGATTGGGACCCCCCTTTTTGACACCATTTTCAGAGTTGTCCCCGCATTGAGTGATAGAAGCTTCGTCACATTGAAGGATATTAATGTTGTCTTCAGTTTCCTTTGCCTTCTTTGCAAACACACTCTTCTTTGTTTTACGTCCAATCGTTTTTGGAGCTGTCGTTACATCCTGGTCTTCCGCATCGTGTGTTACCACCTTCTTTTCGGAAGGAGAGACAACCTCTTCATCCGCAAATTTTACCTTTGGTTTCCTGCCCCTTTTTTTAGGGGGTTCCACCACAGGGATATCTTTGACAATATCCTCTGTATTAGCGTCTGTCTTCTTGAGTTTTGCTTTACCAGATGACATGAGAAAATAGATCTTAAGCTATATAATAGATTGATTTTTGACTTAAATAAATTTGGAACAGGTATGCAAAACAACAGGGCACTTAGGCGGTTTTGTCCACTTTGGCACGACGCACCTTCGCCTTCTTCGGCAAGGGCTTAGGCTTCTGGACCGGTGGTACATTTGCCTCTTCTACTGGAGCCGCTGCCTTTTTCTTTGTAGCACGTGTCTTCTTCTTTTTACCACCAAATTGTGCAGTAGCGGCGGCCTCCGACTCAAGCATGGAACGACGAAGAGTTGAGTAAGTAGCATTAGCCATGTCTGTGGTCTTTTTTAGTTCGAGTTGAGCGTTGGAAAGCTTCTCCACTTCCACAGTCTTACCAAAAGAGGTGTATAGTTTCTTAAGACGGTCTGTCTCAATATTAAATTGTTGGTTCATGTTTTCAATCTTGTTACGCGTGAGATTTTCTAAGTGTGCAATGTCTTCCGCCTTGAGCACTGCGGTTCCCATAATCTCTTCGTTCTTACGATACTCTTCTTTAATCATGTTAAAGACCTCCATGTAATAAGCAAGTACTTTACTAACATCAACGATTGCTTGAAGATTGCGAATATAACCATTAGATAACTGCTGGTTAAACTTGGCGATCTCTTTGTACTTAGAAAATTCTTCGCGGTATTTTTTATTCGCCTTCTGAATAGTGCCCTTCACCTTTTCAATATCACTGGGAAGAGACCCAGAGCTGTTAATATTTACACCAAAGCTTTTACCTTCTTCTTCTTTGGGGAACAAAAAACTCAACATTGTTGTTAAGGAAATGCGTTCTTTATAATAGTTTTGAAAATTTAATTTGTCTAATTGTAGATTGCTTATTGTATAACGCACCAAATTATGCAGAGAAAACAACCCCTGCAAGACCATTCGTGATTTTAAAGAAGTTGTATCCAATTGCGTAAAGTACAAAGTCGTAATAGTAACTGGCATCTTTGGGTGTATAAGTATTCACCATCATTTGCACTTTGTTAATGCGACTCATATTACAAGCACCACTGGGTTGGAAAAGACCTTCATCTGGATTGAGAGAGAAGGAATATACATGCACCCCTTCTTTCGGGCACCCTGTGTGGTGCTGGAAAGGCTGCAAATAATTAAAGTATCCATAATCCTTCTCATCAATGCGATCAAGCCCATTAAACATAATCTTGCACTCTTTGATAATAGGGGCATCTTCATCTGTAAAGGTTGTCCAACGATTGTATTTATTTACATCAGATCTCCGCAAAACCCAGAAGAACTCTTTGATAGGGTTCTGTAATACAAGGTCAAAGATATTGTTATTCTGAAGACGGTACCGTTGTATGCGGTAAGTCTGCTCAATAAGATACTCATGAGAGTTGTAAGTAATGAATTCGCGCTCTCTCTGATCCAAGAAATAGTAATTAACTTCAAGGTACGCATTCATTTCCAGCACTGTCTCCGTCTTCATCCATGTAACGCGACTATTGTCCACGAGATTAATAAGCTTGTGTTCTTCCTTATTAGGATCCGGTGCAATGAAAGAGTGCGGCGAAATATAAGTAAGTTTGTCATTCGGATCAATTACACGATATACTTCCATCAGAGGCCGCGTTTCAATCACGACTTCAATGTCGCTATACTGAAGAGCAATAAGGGGAAGTGCCAAAGAGGGGTCGCGATTGAACCAAAGATTGAAGACCATGTAAATCTTTCGCGACGGCACCGCAGGATAAATCTCCTCCAAATAAAGCGTGAGGTTATTGTGCGTCAGTTGGAATGGTTTAAAGGGTTCAATAAGTTCCTTGCGGTTACCAATCATTTTCTCATACACTTGGCGTTTATCCGTGGGCATAGAAAGGGAGTTCTGAATATGCAACTGTTCTCCATATTGTCTATCCACCATGATGCCACCAATCGTAACATAGTAATTATCAATAAGTGCTTCCCCAAGGTTCTCTACCCAGCGGAACCCCTCATAGTTAGGAAGAATATCAGGGAGTTCTACCACAAAATATATTTGTTGTACCATATCCCCATGGCGTTCTATCTTTGCTCTCAATGTGGTTTTTTCATATACGTTAAGAGTGGTACGATTAAGCCCCACGCGAATGCTCTCCATGGAAAAGTTGCTGTGGGCACGGTATATTTTCTTAAAAAAAGTCATAGAAGGGTTACCATTGAGCTTTATATTTTGAGAACCCCACGCAAGGAGCTGCATTAAACCACCTGCCATGTTAAGCCTTGTCTTTACTTATTCATAGTTATAAAATGTTTTCCTAAGTATAAACCATGTTGTCAAAATCGCGTTCTGACTTCATTGGGAGCTATGCATACAAAAAAAAGATTTAACGACGCTTACTACTATTGGATCATATTGTATTGATTGAGGAAACGGGGTTTCTGAGAAGCCTCTACAGTATCTACATCATTCATCTTTGTGGGAGGACCCTTCTTGTATAATTCACGGACTTCGTCGGAGACCAGAGCATAGTTATAGTATCCAATGTTGCCCATTTCCAGGAATGTGCGGGACGACTTGTTATTCAAGAAGAAGTAAAGATTACCATCATTTTGTTTCAAAGTATCGTTGCGGAATGCGGGGAAGGACGATGCACTCTCTGACCAGTACAGTACATCATTAAGATAGAAAGTAAAGCGGATACCATTGTCTGCTTGTTCCAGAGGGCTGTAGTTGTCTTCAAACATGAAAGTATAGAGATACCATGTGCCGGGTTGTATGTTAATCATTTTTTTTTTGTCGCTTAGATCAATGGTGATTTCGTTGAAAATGTCGTTCGTAGTGTTGAAACGGACCTTCAGTGTCTTGTAATCCTTGCCGAAGCGAATTTGGGGACATGCAATAAAACGGTCGGGGCCGATGAGCGTTTGGCGCGTAAATTGTTCGCTACCGGAACTCGTCTTGGTGTAATATCCAACGTTGTAAAGATTTTCGTCGCCCTTGTGCATAAGAATGAGTTCGGGGACATCATCTATTTCATTGATTTTCATCC